CAGTAAACCACTTGTTCTTCGGTCCAAAAATGGGAAAACCCATACTGGTTTGCATTGGCAAAGCATCCATAAATCTCTTACCGGGAATCCCCAAAATTGATTCTTTGAGAGTTAACGGTTGTACCTGTTCCTTCTCCACGAATTCAGACATTGCTTCTTTAAGGGGTGTTATCCAATCCTGTCTAGCTCTTTCGAGTAACACAGGAGGAAACATCTTTCCTGGATTTACAATATACTCTAAAGTGGCATTGTATGCTTTCCAATTGGGTTCCATCTTAGGAGGTCCCCATTTGTTCGGTACTTTGAAGTGCTCTTCAATCTTATCACTCAGAATAGATTTCTCTACGACACTTCTTTGTTTGGATCTCAAACGGGTACTTCCCAACACTTCAACACAAGCTTCAGGGCCTAACTTGGCTGCCATAGAATTTGGGTGAGGCACCGTAGATGTTATCAACGGTCTTCCATATTGTTCTTCTGGCAATTTCACTGCGTGTGCTGAAAGCAACACATTAGAGTGTTGTTGGATGGCTTCTAACATTTTCTCATACTCATCAAAAGTTAGAGTTTGCATGGAGCCTTCACTTGTACTTCCAGCAATGTGAAATCCTACTATACATGGATTCTTTGTATCAGACATAACTAAACCCATGCAAGTACCTGGTCTAGCTATTGAAGTTCCATACCGGCCTCCCCAGTATGTTTTCTTCCAATTTGCGTGTCTCTGGTCGCCATATGTAATGTAGACACGCTCACTTTTGCTCTCTTCTCTTCCCTTTGCCAAGAAGTGACAGAAACCATTTCCTTGTGGTTTGTCTTTTACGAACCAATCGGATCTATCTATGTAATCTGGACATTTTGGTGTCCATAACATGACTAAATCATGATCTTTAGAGACAACACAAGTTGTAGCATCACATTCAAATTCATGAATACCTCCTGCTTGATTCTTGTGTCTGTACACTTTTACTGAGATTCTCATATCAGGAGTCTCATCAGTAATTTGGCTACCTTTAAAATAGACATGGTAAGGAATAAGAGCAATGTTCTTCCTTGGAAAGTATATGTTGGTGGCTGTCTTTCTCCCAT